TTCAGGTATCGGGTCTGGAATACCACCAACACCAGCAACAGGTGCCGTTGTCTGAATGTAAATATCAGACGTTCCTGACGTGATATCAACAATAACGTCTTCAAGGTTTGACAGCGAATTAGCGACAGTGTTGATATTGCTCTGAAGCACTGCATCTTGATTAGAAACGTAGATTGCCACGTCTCCGAGATTCTGGATGTCTACGTTTTGTCCTGTCTCTAAGTCTAAGACTTCGCCAGCCTCGACTTCGACTTGCAGAATTTCTTGAGCCAAGACTGAATTTTTGACGTCATCTTGGTTCATTACTGTAGAGCCATCGGCGTCGTACAGGTTGACAGATATCTGTGCGCCTACGGTCGCATTATCCGCTGGTGCATTGGTAGATCCAGAAACGTCTGCCCAATTAACCCTGCCGACTGTAGCAAATACCGTCGTATTAGGGTCAGCATTTGGTTCTAAGTTAGACTGACTAGCTGCGTCAGTTCCTATATTCTTAACAGCTCTGACCCAGTAATAACGCACATCACCAGCACTAACAGAATCTGCTGAGTTAGACGCATCATGTACAAACTGCGTCCCGTCTGTCTCGCCTATTTTAACTGCTGAACTAAAATTACCATTTGGCGAGGCGTAGACGTAAATAGTCCCGTAGTCAGCGGGTCTTGCAGGGTTCACCCAGTTCAATTCGTTGTTCTTTAACCCAGCAGTAACGCTTAAGCCAGACGGGCTAGGAACGCCTCTGAATGCGTCTGTGATGTCCCCAGTTGCGGTAATGGTAGAGTATTCATTAGTCGCTGGGTCAGCGTAGGAAGTCGAAGAATCTTCTCTAAGTGTAAGATTAACGCCGCCTTCATCTGAAAACGCCCAGCCTACGCACATGAAGATTTTGTTCGACCAGCTTAATTCATCGACTGATACCTGTACCCGATCTCCTGCGGTAATTCTTAGCGCTGATAAATTCGCAGGAAACGTTACGACCTTTTGCTGATCGCTTAACTGAATTAATTTGTTGGACAATCTCTGAGCCATGTAGCTAGAGTTTGTCATCGGATACTGCACTTCCTTTTCTAAGACTTCGCCGTTGTCTCTTGTTACAGCATCGGCTAATTGTACCTTTGGGAACTCGGTTGATTTGTGATTCTGCGCTGGATCAACAAAAAGACCTTTGATCGTGTTGAATCTGTCTGACCGCTCAAATGATGTCTTGATACCAATAGCACCGATCAAATCATCTTCGTTTAGACTTTCCGTAGGTGCTTCGTAAATACCAGCATGAAGAATATACTTGCCGTTGGAATAAACGAGATGCCCGTTCATTGCAGACAAGATCTTGTTGATATTTGTACGGTGTGAATCAGTCCCAAATAAAACACCGTTCACCGTGAAGCGCTTTTGTGTCCCGTTAGGAACAACGACAGAAACATCACAACCATTCGCAGCAGTTACTACTGCATTCCAGTCTATTTTTGATGGGGCAATGCCCATTCCGAAATCGTCGTTGATCAGATAATCAACTAACACAAGCGCAGGATTTTGACCTTGGCCGACATAACTACCAGCCGTTGCGTTATAGGTAATGAATAAATCATTAGTAGGATCGTCACCGTAACCGCCTGTGTCTAGCCTCGGATCATATACCGGCTTACCTTTGACGATAGCTTTAATATCTGACGGTGCGTACTTGTCCCAGACTTCTGCTGAATCCTCGTTGAGCTTCCACTTCATTGCTATATAAGCAATGCCTTTACCTTGATGGGCTGAAGTGTAATCAGCAAACGCGCCAACCATCATAGAATCAGCAGCTTGTGTAGCCGTTCCTAGATGCTTGTTAATTATGCAAATAGTCGTGCTGTTTTTAGGGCCAAAAGTCCCTGCTGTAACGTTACCGCCAGCACTCGAACCGCCGTTTATCTGGGAATCTTGTATCAGCTCATTGTCAAAATAGATATCCGTAATATCTGTGACTTCATGACCTGCTAAGGCTATGACGTGATAAAGATCTTCGTTGTTAGTTCCAGCCATCCCTATATAGCTGATAGGGCCACTAACAAGCGTCTCACCATAAATCGTCTTATAAGGTTCAGTAGTTGACTTTACTGTTCTTTGACGACTTGCATCGGTATCGACTTTAGGCATGTCGATCTCATACATAGCCGACAGAGCCTTATTCGCGACAAGTGTCGCCCCAGCTACAACCGCACCACCTAAAGCTATTGCTTGCCCTATTCCAAGGGAAGCAGCAGCACCAAGACCACCAATAGCGCCAGCAACCGCTATTCCAATCTTTTGTAGAGCTAATAAAAAAGGTGCTACTGGCCCCATAATTTCCAACCCATAACGATGAATTCTTTAGGCATTCTGGCTAGACCTTTTAACGTCAGACACACCGCTTGATTGCCTAATTTAACGCCTAGAAGCTGTGTCTCAGGCAAGGTAATTAATACAGGGCTACCATCAGGAAGACTGTCAATCTCGTCTGTAGACTCGCCTAAGACCGTTGAAACAGTGTCTTCTAGGTCTCCGTTCGACCTGATTATCTGATACGCTTCGTCTTCTGAATTATAGTGGAAATCAGTTAAATAGTCTTTTCCGGTCAGCTCTTTTACAATGAATCCAGCAAACTGGCAGCAATCAGCATCCCCGTAGTCAAAGTCTCTACGCTCCCATTTGTTTAATGCTTGTAAGACTTGCAACTGCATTAATCAACAGTTTTAGTTGTTAAACGTTTAGAATCATCTTCAAGGTCGAAAGTACCATCAGTACCAGCGATCCTAGCTCCCCAGTTGAATTTTGCACCTTGAACCTTGTGAATATGGCTAAAGAATAAATCGCCTGAGTGTCTTTCTTGCTGCGCCGCGTTGGTGTACATCAAGTTCCGTGATACGTCGAATCGTGAAAGCTCAGACTCCGCGATTAACTGGATAGCATCGCCGCCATCAGATCCTAAACTGACGTTCATTTGATCCATGAATCCAGCCCAAATCTGCGTAGGGTCAGCAATCAAAGCATCGTCAGCATCTAAGACACCCATGTACACCGTTACCGGATGCATGAAGTAATCTTCGGTCAGCGCTGCGCCCGATATTGTGGCATCAAGACCTGACAGGGTTAAGGTGATTGCATAAGGGCTAACGTCGATGCCTTCTTCGACTTGTGAAATAGACCCTAAATCACCGACACCAAGCCAGTCTTGACTATCCCAAGTATACGTTCCCAATGAGTTGTGAACATATAAAGTACCAGAAGGAAACTCTAGCTTTGCGAATGTAACAATAGCAACGTGCTGCTGTGCTAATGCCGTTGCTACGTTTGCCGGAAAACCCCTGCTCATGCTAGAACGTCCTCGACCGCCTCAATAGTGAATGATGAAACAATTCCTGCTTGGTTGTCCCAAGACGTAGATCCTGCGAGCATAAAGACGCCAAGAACAGGATACAGGAAATCAACCAAGTCATTATTATCGGTTGGCTTCCTGATCGGTGGCGCTATCGGTATCGCAACCGTACCCGTCCCCGTTGAATCTACGTCATCTGTGACCATGTGAAGTTCGTTGTTAAATGCGATGTAATCACCGGCACGAAGATAATTAGTCGTATTCAAAGAAGCGTTGTCCACGTTTAACGTCGATCCAGTCTGACCAGCACCCGCAACAAATAGATTATTCGCAGTCGCTGATCCGGTACCAGATCCCGCACCCGTTGCAGTGAACACGACCCCAACAGTGTTCGCTGACGCACCGATAGCCGTGAAATCAGTTGTTCCGACTACCGTGATGACGTAAATCGTACCATTCACAAACGCACCCGCGTTGACCGTTACTGTCGCCGCTGCGCCTCTTTTGGTATATGAATGATCAGGCAAGAAGAACCTATGTTCTTGACCGTTTAACTTGGTCAAAAACGCTTGCATGACTGCACGATCATCACCCGAAAGATTGTTGAACTGAAGCGATGCTTTCCAAAGCGAGCCTTTTCTAGCAACTGTTTGGACTGCGTTAGTCAGTGGGCTTTGAAATGTCCTTGTATTCGTTACCAGTTCAAACGTGCTGGACGATGGCGTTATGCTTGGAAATGTATAAGTTGTCATACGAAACGCCTTCTACGCATCAAATCCTGAATTGTCGCAACAGTCTGCTGCGAACTCTGCTGCATTGCTGCGCGAATCTTCATATCTACGCTTGCGTCAGCACCCTTCGCGTCAATGTTGTTGATAATCGTAATGCCTTGGCCTTGGCCCTTCGTATGGTCTATGACAGTTTCATTCGGGTGGAGCATATGCATTTGACCACCTTTACCGTCAAGACCGCCAGCTCTAGCACCGCGACCTGTAAAACCACCGCCTTCAAACGACTGTGCGCGAATCTGTGCAACTTGCCCTAATCCAGCGGCAACTTGTGCGCCAGCCATAATGAACGACAGCGGTGGTGGATAACTTGAAAGGGCTAACGTTGCACCCTGATAGGTCTGCATGACCGCTTGGGCTATCTGGAAGGCTTTGTTCAATGCGAATAGTTTTTTGTTGTTTTGAGCTATGCCTGAGAATTGATTGCTTAGTTCACCTAGAACATGATCCGTCTGTTCAGTCATTGACTTAGCTTCAAATTCTGTTCGTCGTTTGCTTCCTTCTATCGCAGTCTTTTCTAAGAAGGTTAATTTCTTAACAACAGTTTCAACGCCTTCGCCTGCGCTATCTGCTAATACTTTTGCAGGACTATTATCAGCAACCACTTTCCCCGCTTCTTCTGCCTTAGCAATTATTCTGTTATAAAAAAGTTCTATTCTTTCGCTTGGTAATGCTGTGCCAGTTAGCTCTGCCATTTGTTGAATAACTTTTTCAATGGCGGCTTCTGTTTCTTGGGAACCTTGCTTTATTGCACCGTTGGCTATAAAAGTCCCATCTCGCAATCTTTTTTGTGCGTCTATCTGCCAAAGAACAAATTCCTGTTGAGTCTTTTCACCTTTTATTATTTGTTGTTGGAAAGCTATTCTTTGCTTTTGAAATTCAGTCTCTGCCGCTGTTGGCTCAAATACATTTTGAAAACTTTTCTTAGCTTTCAAGGCAATTAGCTCTACGGCAAGAATGCCATGCCGAACCATTTGAATCGTATCTAAAAACGTGCCAAAACCTCGCACTAAAGCAGCAGCCACATCTTGACCTATATTGCCGAAACCTTCGGTATCAAGTGCTGCCTGATAAAATCTAGTGGCAACTTCACCAATGATCGGGCTAAACGCATCTGAAAGTTGATTTCCCAATCCGGCAAACACACTTTTTGCTCTTGTGACGGAATCGTTCGCAGCTTCGATCTTCGCAGCGTCAACCCTTGAAACAGCAATTCCTAAATGCTCGGCTTCTTCTGCCATCTTTGTAAGGTTTTCAGAACCACTGCCGATCATGTTTAAAACAGATACACCCCTAGCGCCGAATAGATCTGTCGCGATTCTGACCTTATCAGCCTGATTCTTAACACCTTGCATCGCGTCAGCGACTTCAAGCATCTGCTGATCTAAAGGCAACTGTTCTAAAATGCCAGCACTTAGACCAAGTTCCAGCAGTGCGTCCTTAGCGACACCTGTACCATCAGCCGCGTCACTAACTCCAACAGCTAGATTCTGAAGTGATTTTTCTAGGGTTCTATTTTCTACACCCGCAAGGCTTGCAGCGTGTTGAAGACCGGCTAGTTTTTCTGTGGCTATACCTAACCGATCAGAAGTCTTTGCTAAAGCATCGACTGATGCCATTGATGCCTTGGTCAAGGCTACACCAGCAGCAACACCAGCAGCACCAAATGCTGCGCCGATCTTTGCGATCTTAGTGACTGATGCGCCTATTGATTTATTAAGACCGCCTAACTTTTTGTTAAGCGAATTGAATGCAGCGGCTGTTTTATCCTGCGCTGTTAGCTGTAGTTTTACTTCACGAGCCACGGTTTTTCACCTCAAAGTATGCGATCCAACCCTGAAATTCGACCACGCCCATCTCTAAAACTTCTTCAACCGTCTTGTGAAGATGTTCTGCTAACTGATAACAGAACAGTAGGGCATGATCGTCTGTCAGTTTTTTTCCAGATCCTCATCCTTTGGTTGCATCTCTGCAATCTCGCCAGCCACCCTAATCAAAACGTCAGGGTCAACTGATCGAACTATCTCGACCAGTTCTAGCTTTTTGAAACAAGGATCGCCGTTATCATCTACCAGATAATAGATCAGGGTCAAAGCTAAACCTTCATCCATCTTTTCAGATGTCAGCTTCTGTTGAATTTCCATCTTCTTCTTGACGGAAATCTGTGGACGCACAAAATAACGCCCACCCCATTCTGGTATATCAATCGGTTTAGGATCACTAGCCAAGACACTCTGATAGTGCTCCTTGGCTTTTTCTAAGATACCCATTAAACAGTTGACGCTGTTAGGGCACCCGATCCTTGAAACGTGATTGACGCTTCGACCATTCCGTCGAAAGACGCTGAACGACTTACGCCTGTCACAATGCAAGTCCCACTATAATAAGTATCGCCAGCAATTTCACCTTCTGGGTAGAAACCAATAGTGACGGAAGAACCAACAGTCAAAGCACCCTGACCTGATGTGTCAGTCTCGTCCCAGTAAACATCAGCCGAACCAGTGAACGACGTTAAAGTAGAAATATAACTTCTAGCAGTATCAGTCATCACTGTATCTTCGACAGTATCACCTGTTTCATCAATAGAAAAAGATCGAAGTTCAGCGACTGAATTAGCGCCTACTTTTACAACCCCATCTCTGCCTATATGTGTAGCCATTTTTAAGACTCCTTATTTTGAACAGTTTCAGCCTTTTTGACTGATTTCTTTTCTTTAGCTGGCTTCCAGCCTTTAGCCAGCATTGATTCTACTTTAGACGGATGGGCATCAACCGTCACACTTCCATCTGGGCTTTTAAGTTCCATTTCTGGCTCCTATAAAGGTACATCTGGACTGTCAACAGCAGTCCGATATTGTACTAGATAAGTCATCGAGACAACAGCAATGGGCTGATCACCTTCGCCGCTATAACTTATTTCGGTACCTGATAAATAGCTGAATTTTGCAAGATCATTTAAAGTCTGATCTGCCGCCATCGCAATCTCAACTTCTTTTGCTATCGTGTCAACTTTGTCATCATAAACAGTTATATTCCTAACATAACCTTCAACCACTACCGATAGCTCTCGGTTTGTCACCAAAGACGGCCCCATGATGTCGGTCGCTGAATCTTCGCTTGTCGAATAAACCAACAAAGCTGGCATTGTATCCGCATTCAAAGGCCAAACCCTTGACTTATAAACCCTATCCCCTGTGGTAGTTAATCCCGTCACGTTTGATGCGATTCTATCCCTGATCTGTTGTCTCACATGGGTTGTCATTATTCAACCTCAACAAATTGTTCTGACAAATCAGTAACATTAATATTTTCACCGTTAAGAACGACAACGGTTGTCATTTCAGTCAGTGTTATTGCAACCAGTCCAGTATTGTCAGGTTGAACAGATGTAATTTTATAGCTTGCAGCGTCTTTAATAGTGTTTCCGCTAAGATCAACAATTGCTGCAAAGTCAAATTGATCACCATAAGACGAATTTCTTAAATCTTTCGCCTTTCCATAGATTACTGGTTGCGAACTATTGACCCCCATAGTGTCACCAGAAACCTCAAAATACTCTTGCTCCAAAATGACTTTAACAGTTATTGCTGACCCACCCGTTGGCGTATAGGTACAAGCCACGCCATGACCTAGCACGTCAAAGTATCCATCGAAGTCAGCATCGAACTCTAAACTCATCGCTTCGCGACTTTTTCAACAGCCTTCTTTTTTAAAGGCTTTTCTTCTTTGGTGAATTCTACGGCATGCCCTGAACTGATGTACTGTCTGGCCTCCGCTGAAGATACTAAAACTACGTCACCGATGGCTCTAGGCACACCATGAACGTGACAAGGCATTTTTATAACTAATTCCATAATAATCCCCATAAGATTGGGGGGCCGAAACCCCCCGTTCTCATTAGCTTGCAATGATGTCTTTGATTACCGCGAAAGATTCGGGGTATCTAAGAGCAACATCTAAGTCTTGGAAGAACGCTAATCGCGTACCGCCAGAAGTAGACAAGCTGCTTTGATCAACAACCACGTCAACGCCAGACCAGAAGCCGAGCATAATTTGACTGAAGTCGCCGTAGATCATTGCTGACAACGCCGTTCCGGTTCCTTTGGTCAGATCAGAAGGCACCAAAGTGCTAGAAGCTACTTCAGTTCCTAAGATCGTGCCGTTTGGATCCATGATGAAGTTGCCTTCAACACCAGACGCTTGCTTGCTGACAGTCCGTAAAGCCGCGATGACTTTAGGGTTCGTCAAGAAAGCAGAGCTGTTGATCATGGCATTGTCTTCTTCGACAGCCTTCATCAATTCAACTACTTTAGCGTAGGTGATAGCAGCACCGTTGGTTCCCATTGCTACAACATTAGTAGAGCCGTTTGCAATGATGCCCGATGGTGCATTTGCAGCGCCGCCTTCGATAGCTACGTCATCGATCTTTCGTGCGAAAGTGTTGATGATGTCGTTACGAAGAACCTGTTCTACGGACGGGTCTGACTGCTGTGTTAGCCTTCTCGAAACGTCAACGTATGCCGCTAGCGTTTTCGGGGACATGGTTACTTGTGCAAACGTAGCTGCGCCTTCGCTGGGTGCTGAACCTTCAGCAACAAATGCTGAGTTGGTTACAGAAGCACTGAGCTTAGGAATAGCAACATCGCCCTTCAGACCCTGCATTACGCGAGCACCCAAAGAAGTGATAGTCAATCGAGCATACAATGCTTCGATGAACTGGTCTGCCAAATGGTCAGTACCAACCAAGAACCCACCTTGGCTATCAGTGCCAGCAGTTTGATCACGTTGGCCCCAATTGATGTTAGCAGGAAGGTAGAAGCCTCGGGCTTCTTTGCCAGAACGAATTGCAATCTCGTCTGAGATTTCACGCTCATAGCCAGCTTCACGCCAGTCACCAGATGAAGCAGCTTTAATAGCTCGGATCAAGCTATATTCACGCCGCTCACTTTTCGCTACGTCAACGACAGCAGCAGGCGTTTCTAACGGCTGATCATTTCGCACGGCTTCAAGAAGCTCGCCACGGAATTGTTCAACGGTTACACCGCGTTCAATAGCTTTTTCAGCTAAATCACGCTGATTGTGGTGCTTACCCAATGCAATGATCTCAGACACAGATGCTAATGCTTCTGCCTTGGCTGACTCACTGACTTGGCGCACATCGACTTTAGTTTCTTCAGTCATAGTTTCCACCTTATTAGTGTTTAGAGTTTTTTCTGAGGATCGACCAACACCAACAAATTTTGAGCTATCAGCAGGGATTGAAACAATCGATGCTTCCATCGGTGTCCAGCTTGCCCTGTAGTATTCTCGACCTTCATTGTCTTTGGCGCGAACCAGCTTTTTGACGCTATATCCGACAGAAATATTCTGCTTTATACCGGATTTCACGTCTGCAAAAACCTCTTGAGCCAAGGCTGAATTGCCAAATTCAACCAACGCAACGGTGCGCCGATGCGTCTCGTCAAGGTAAAATGATCGCACCACACCTATCTGTTCATCCATTTTATGGTTGTTCAAAAGGGGCGCACGACCTGAAGCCATAAACTCCATGTCTATGTCTTCCTTCTTATGGCTTAAAACCTCTAAGCCAAAATCACGTTCGACTGGACTTTCGCTAGAAACTCCAATCCGAACAATTCTTTTTTCTTCATCTATAGCACCGCTAGAAAGGTCAACAGTGCGATAGACCATTTCAGAAGCCTTGCTTCTTTCAATATCTTCAGCCATCGCTTCATATTCAGCGTCTTCAGCTTGAACCTCATCGACGATTTCGACTTCTTCGCCTGTATCAGCCTTAGTCAATTCAATGATGAATGAGTCTTCTGTTTCTTCCACATTAACTATGTGTCGTTCCATGTCTTTCACCTCGTCAGTCATGGGTATATTATCACTAATGTCAATCAAATCCGATGATCTTTCATCGTCTTTCATTTGCTCAACCAATCTTTTTGACCAGCTAAAACCAGCATCACCACCCCAAAGCGCCCAAGCTATCCTACCATTCGACGGATAGCCTTCTTCACCTTGATTAAAACCTTTGCCCTTCTTGTCTACTTCATGCCGTGAAAAGAATGAATACATCCTTTTTACCGTAGAATCTGACAGGTTCTTTCCGTTGACGATATCTCTAGCGCGAGCAATCCCGACTTCAGTACCGCCACGACCAAACTCACGCCGCCAATCAAGACCGCGCTGCGCGTCTTCTTTCATGCCTTCAGTCGGAGTCGGCATCATCGCTTCCTTGAATGTCTGCGTCTACCGGCATCTTCATTCCAAACGGCTGGAACGCTGTCTTCACGCCATACTGAGTAGCAAGTTTATCTTCGCGTTCGTGCTGCTCAAATAGTTCTTCAACATCGCGCCCATAGTTGGATTCTATGTCTTGATACGTCACGATGCCATTCTGAAGCCCAGCGATGTTAGCCATCATTTCTTTCTGCGGATCAACCCAACCCCAAGACCTTGGAATATACGTCACGCCATCGGCAAACTTGTCGTATTTCTGGATAGGAAGATTGATGCTTCTAGTCATCGCGTTCTTCAACCAGCTTCGGAATACCGGCTCGATGAAGTGTTCAATCATAAACTTCTGAAGCACCCTGTACTGGTCACGATCCTCTAAGCTGCCAGCCCTTAGAGATGAATAATTTACGCTGGATAAGTCGTTAGAAATGCTGTGATAACTTATGTTCAGACCTGACGCTATGCTTCTAAGAACAGCAGTTGAAAAACTTTCAAACGCTGTCGTCGGATGTGCTACG